AGGGCCCTCCAGGGCCCTTTTTTTTGGCCTAAATTAATTACAAATTAAGTGTATAAATTGTTGTACTTTTGTGCATAATTGTGCATAATAGGTATGTGGGAATTTTAATTAACAACAAAAACGGAGAAAAAATAATGGCAAACTTAAAACCAAAAATTGAGAAAGTCCTAGTAAAAACAATCAATGAGCACTTCAAAGATTTTTACAAGGCTTATGTTGAGAATGACAAAATTATGGTCAAAATGATTGACCCAGATTTTGTTAAAGAAAAGGCTGATGAATGGTTCCATGTTCCAAAGTGGGAACACCAAGACGATTGGTGTTTTATGTGTGATGGCGGCATGGGTTGGGAGTTGGTTAATCCTTGCGATGCAGAATATCCAGACTATGAGTTTGAGCAAAAGTTAGACAAAAATTTTAAAGATGCTGGTTTGTTTTGTGAGCCTTATGCCAGCTGGAAACACATTGTCTACAAGGAGGTGGCGTAATGGAAAACAAAACTTACACATTTTACGAAGATCCTGGGCATGGCTGGTTGGCCGTGCCTTTGGGAAATTTAGTTGAGTTAGGAATTGCTGACAAAATTACTGGCTACAGCTATTTAATTGGCGACATGGCTTACTTAGAAGAAGATTGTGACTTAGGTGTTTTTGTCTTGGCCTACAAAGAAAAGTACGGCAAGTTGCCAGGGTTCAAACAAAAGTACCAAGAGGTCACAATGATTAGAAATTATCCAAACTATGACTACAAGGAGGTGGCGTAATGACTATGACTAGAGAATTTTATATCCCAAAGGGATCTAAAGAAATAAAGGCTGCAAAAACAGACGCGGTAGCTTACGTTGAGGATTGGGAGTGCGGGACCAAGTACACGGCCATGGTGTTCGGCGGCAAGAGATCTAAATACGACAAGTATTTTGGTTTCAAAACCAAAGAGGCCCGTGACGATTATGTAATTAAGTATTTCACAGATCAAGAAAACTTAGCGCTTTCTAAAAAGAAATGGGCGGCAGATAAAAAGGCCCAGGCAGAGGAAAACCAAAAAAATTACCAGGTCGGTGATATTCTTGTTTCAAGCTGGGGTTATGACCAAACTAACATTGACTTTTACCAAGTGATTGAGAGAACAGCCAAAATGGCCACCATACAAAAAATTGGTAAAGAGCGTTTAGATTCTGGCTATCCTAGCGAAGATAAAGTTATGCCTGCTAAAGATGCTTTTGTTGGCAAGCCTAAGAAAAAGAAAATCGGGACTTACGGTATTCGCTTAAATAGTTATGCAACTGCAAGGCTTTGGGAAGGTCGTCCTCATTATCAAACTGCTTACGGGTGGGGACATTAATGATTCAAAAAATATACCTTGATATGGACGGAGTTTTAGCCGACTTCGTCACAGCTGTTGAGGGCCCCGACTATTTAAACGGGCCCTTACACGGCGAACAAACTTATGACGATCGCAAGATCGAGTTCACCAACAAGCGTTTGTTCAGAAATATGCCACCGATGCCAGGCATGTTAGATCTAGTTGCCTATGTCAAAGGATCTGGTTTGCCCTGGGAGATCTTAACTTGCTCTGGCCACATCAACAGACCTTTGGTTGTGACTGACAAGATCGCCTGGACCAAACAATATGTAGATCCGCACGTTGTGCTTACGTCTACACTCAAAGGCAAACACAAAGCAATTTTTGCAAGACCTGGACATGTGTTGGTTGATGACAAGAAATCAAACATTGTGGCCTGGGAAAATGCCGGCGGCATTGGCATCTTGCATGAAACTCCTGCTGGTACTATCAAAAAATTGCAGTCTCTTTAAGTTGCTAAAGTAATTCCTTAGTAGTATCATTTTCTAAATATATTTAATTAGCTTGATGAGGGCCGGTTTACCGGTTTCCATTAATACAAACAAAGGAGTTCATAATGGCTAATCCACATTTTCAAAACCAAATCCAATGGGCGGGTAATACCGTTGCAACCAAGGCAAAAAAAGATCAACCGATGTTTATGCCTTTACCTTCTGACCAAACACACTATGGTTATTTCAATGATTTTATGACCTATAACAGTGGTGATTGGACAATCACAACAACCGAGGATGGCACGGGATCCGCAACTGAGGCAATGACCTCTGGAGCTGGTGGTCAGTTTTTGATTACTAACGCAGCTGGCGATAACGACCATGACTTTTTTAACCTAAAAGGCGAGTCTTTTTTAATAACAGGTTCAAAGAGAGCATATTTTTCAGCTAGATTTAAAGTAAGCGATGCTACACAATCTGACTTTGTTATGGGCCTACAAATTACCGATACTTCTCCGTTAGCGGTTTCAGACGGTATTTTCTTTATAAAAGACGATGGTGATACTAACTTAGATTTTATCGTTGAAAAAGATAGCACATCAACAGATACAACTGCGATTCACACTATGGCAGATGATACTTTTGTTACTGTTGCTTTCTTTGTAGATCCAGATACCGCATTGGTGCATTACTCAGTAAACAATGCAGAACCAGTTGGAGTGGTCAACACAAATCTTCCAGATAACGAAGAGCTGACAATATCTTTTGGTATACAAAACGGTGCAGCCGCAGCGAAAACCATGACTATCGATTACGTTACAGCTATCGTAGAGAGATAAAATGGCAGACGCAGTAACATCTCAAACAATCCAAGACGGCGAGAAAATCGCCGTCTTGAAATTTACAAATGTTTCGGATGGTACCGGTGAAAGTGCAGTCAAAAAAGTAGATGTTTCAGCATTAGCTAAAAACAGCGCAGGTCAAACTTGCACCACTGTTTCAGTAGCTAGGATTTATTGGGCCACGCGTGGCATGGGAGTAAATCTTGAGTTTGATGCTAGTACAAATGTTCTTTTAACTGGTTTGCCAGCAGATAGCACAGGTGATGAATACTATGACCTTTTTACCGGGATCCCAAACAATGCGGGATCTGGTGTAACTGGAGACATAGATTTTACTACTGTCGCACATTCAAGCGGTGATACTTATTCAATCATATTGGTTTTGAATAAGAATTATTAATGAATGGCAGCGGCAAAGCCTAGAAAAAAATCTAAGCCTATCCGAAGAACGGTAGGCAAAGGCGGTAATTACCGAAAAACCAAGTCTGGAGCAGGAATGACCAAAAAGGGCGTTGCTGCTTACAGAAAGGCGAATCCTGGATCTAAGCTAAAAACGGCCGTAACAGGTAAAGTAAAAAAGGGTAGCAAGGCTGCTAAAAGGCGTAAGTCTTATTGCGCAAGATCTCTTGGGCAGTTAAAGAAAAGCTCTGCTAAAACTAGAAATGATCCTAATTCCAGAATTAGGCAAGCAAGAAGAAGGTGGAAGTGCTAATGGCAAAACAAAAAGTAAAAAAGGTTATCAAGGGTCTAAAAAAAGCAAGCAAACTACACGCTCAACAAGCAAAAACATTACAAGGTATTAAGTTTGGCAAAGGCGGAAGTGCTAAATCTAAAACCCCAAGTAACGTAACTAATCCTAGCTTATATTCAAGAGTAAAGTCTGAGGCCAAACGTAAGTTTGACGTTTATCCGTCTGCTTACGCTAATGCCTGGTTGGTTAAAACTTATAAAAAACGCGGCGGCGGTTACAAAGGCGCAAAAAAAGCAGAAGGAGGCGAAGTGAGTAAAAAAGATTTAAGACCCGTGCCAGCTGGCAATAAAGGTCTGGGTAAACTACCTACCAGAGTTCGTAATAAAATGGGATTTATGAAAAACGGTGGCAGTGTGGAGCTCCAGGCTAGAGGTTGTGGGGCAATTATGAACAGCAAGCGCAAACCTACAAAAGTTCCTAGAAGTTAAAATTATGGCCATAAGCAGAAGTAGCATTGGCAAATCTGTAAGCAGGGGATCTAAAAAAAAAGATCCTAAAGTTGGAACAGGCAAAAAACCTAAAGGATCTGGCAGGCGTTTATATACTGACGAGAACCCAAAAGACACCGTGAGTATAAAATTTAAGACTATGGCTGATGCAACAGCCACGGTCAATAAGGTAAAAAGAATAAAAAAACCTTACGCTAGAAAAATACAAATTTTAACGGTTGGTGAGCAAAGGGCCAAGGTTATGGGCAAAACAGGCATAGCAAACGTATTTAAACGTGGCAAAGAGGCCATAAGAAGGACTAAGAAAAAATGAGCTTAACCAAATGGTTTAAAGAAGATTGGGTTGACATAGGATCTAAGAAAAAAGGCGGTGGCTTTGCAAAGTGTGGCAGATCTAAACAAAAAGCAGACGCTAAAAGAAAATACCCAAAATGTGTACCGGCTGCAAAAGCTGCAAGGATGAGCAAATCACAAATTAAATCTGCGGTCAGCAGAAAAAGAGCTAAAAAACAAGGGGTAGGTGGCAAGCCTACAAATGTTAAAACATTTGCCGCAAAAGGCGGTATAATTTCAAATAAGTCGAATATGGGTTTATTCGGCAGATCATAGGAGTAAATATGAAGGGTAAAATGAAAGCTAAAGGCATGAAAAAAGGCGGCAAGATGAAGTCTAAAGGTTATGCCAAAGGTGGTAAATTAACAAAAGGTTTGAAAAGCGTTGCAAAAAAAGCTGGCAGTAAAAAACAACCGCAACTCAAGCAAAAACAAGCGCCACAAAAAATGAAAAAAGGCGGCAAAATGATGGCCAAAGGCATGCGTAAAGGCGGCAAAATGATGTCTAAAGGTGGTGCCATGGGCGGCAAAAAAAGAATGAATGGCAAG